AGAGTGCAGATATTGGTTCAGCTCTAGCAAATTTACCTCTAGATGCACGTACAGCTTTGTAAGGTACTGTGTCATCTTCACCGTGTATAGTTGTTTTGACCATATCACCACCTTGATTTACTTCGGCGACAATACGATCAGCTTGATGTAAGTGATATAATTCTATTGCTTTAGAAGCCCAACCTTGAGGAGACAGTCTGTCAGTGTAATCGCCTAATACATAAGCAATACCATTAACATCTATACCTGCTACAACAATACCTGTCATATCACTCTCAGCATTAGAGGTGACAGCAGGGTCAAGGGCTACAACAATACGGGAAAGGTCTGGCACGTCATCTAACTTAACAGATGCTTCGTCCAGCATGGCAGTTGTCCATAAAGCACCTTGTGCTTCCTCTAAGACTTCTGCGTAAAGCTCTTGCTTACCTAGTCTAGTACCTTCATACTGTTCTTTAACAGCAGTTAGGTATGTCTTAGCTAAGTTAGCAGAGTTATCAAAAGTAGACCCTGTAGTAATAATAGTCTTAGGATCTTTAAGTATCTGGCGTATCAGTTTAGTTGGCTTCGGGGTGGTAGTCACCATGATACGAGGGTGCTTACCTAGACGCATACAAAACTGTAGCATCTGCCAAGTGTCTATGTCTTTATTCCAAGCGGCTGTTTCGTCACACCAAGCTAATTCAAACTGTGGACCACGAAGACGCTCTGGCTCTTCTGCGGAGAAGAACTGTACTTGCGCTCCATTCTCCCATGTGAGTGTTCTTTTTGTTGGCGACCATTCAGGAAAGCCCATCTTCTTACCAGCATAGGTTTTATCACCTTTCCAGCATACCGATAGAAAGCCACTCTCTCCCTTAACCATAACTCGTTCTATATCTGAGTTAGTAGAAGCTACTGCGGCTACACGTTTAACGCCACCCTTAACTTGCTCTCTTACCCACTCTACTCCAGAACGTGTCTTACCGAAACCTCGACCAGCATTGATAAACCAAGTATTCCAATCGTCTCCTTCAGGAGCTAACTGATTGTCTCTAGCCCAGAAGTTCCAGTCATGCTTTAGCTCTTCAACTTTACGTGGTCCTAATGCCTCAAACAACTCATTGACTTTGGACTTAGGTAGCTCACGTAGTGTGTCAGCCGTTATCTGTCTCTTCATCGGGTTCATTCTTTCCGTTTCACTGCGTAGCGGTGCTACTTCCCTAACAACGACATCAAACTGTCTATAGCACTCTCATCTAAGTCGGGGTCAACTTCCTGATCTACTTCATTCACTGTGCTATTAGGCGACCAACCACCTTTAGATCTTAGGAAGAACTCTGCCGCTTTAAAGTCACCACCCTTAGCGGCCTCTACAACAACACTCCCTATCTCTCCTACTATGTCAGCTTTAGTCTCAGCTATTAGATTGCCATATAGCTTGTAGAATGTTGCTGTGCTAGAAGGTGCATCTTGATACTTCTGTATTGATCCAAGTATGTCTCTAACTGCAACACCATTCTTTATACCAGCTACAACTTTCTTAGCTATAACTTCACTATACTTCTTAGCAGGTATCATAAAAAATCTCTCTTAAAATATACAACCCATCGGCATGACCACATCTAATACAACTAAGTGGAAAGGTTCGTCATGGTTGGGAAGGAAAACTGAATAGCTACTACTTAAGTATATACTTACGTTTCTCAAACTAGCTAGCTATAAACAGTAAGTTGTGTAAGCAGTAAGTGAGAAACTTAAGTAGTGCCTCTTATGTATATATAATGTCTAAAATACGTAAAGTGCAAGGTAAGTATTACAACTATTTTACAAGTCGTTGAAATCTAATGATTCTTTTTTTTTGTTGTAGTATACTAAAGTGGGTAGCGCATGTCAAGTCCTTGTGTGTTGCCCTGTTGTAATGACTCCGTGTAGTATAGTGATAGACCCCTTTTGTGCGGCATTATGTCACATCCTTACTTTTTTTTGTTTTCGGATATACAGTGTGTTAACACGCCCCCATGCATGATTCGCTCAGAATGTCAAGGGTCCCACGCAAGAAAGTGACATATATTACAGAAATGTAACAAAACGTGATCAGTTTTAACAAAAGACTTGACAAACGAACAAAAACGTGCGCTAGGATAGCGAATCGGCATACACCTCACAAACTAGTTTAATGTTAAACCATTATCTAACTCTAGTAATTTTGTGATCACAAATAAATAGTATACCATTGAACTAAATACAAAAAAGACCCACGCAAGTTAATGCGTGAGTCCATCGGGAGTCTGTTTAAACTATTTAGTTAGTTGTCTACACTTCTCATATTAAATTGAAGATATGGATAACGCTTCTTTAACTTGATTAACCTTTGTAAAGCATGATCCCTACTAGGCTCGACATAATAACAAAACACTTTTCCACAACTAAACACGTTTACTCTATAGGTCATTATTGTACTATCTCCTTAGCTTTACGTTTACTTGTACCATGTGCGACTATTGCAATATTCTTAGCGTTTACTTTGCTACCGCCGCATAACTTACAACTAGCACATGTTGCACGCTTGCCCATCTCTTCACTAGCAGGACAAAGAATCTCGCGCTTTTTATATAGTTGATCAACATGAGATATAACTCTAAACGTCCTTTCACTACGACTCCATGCTTCAATTGATTGCTTAAGATTATCAGTACTTGTCATTATTGACTCTGGCATGGGATTAATAGCGGCATGGGTATAAGCGGTTGAATATAACGCTTTGCTAGTCAATGCTTTCCAGATATCATTAGGAACCGCGCACGGGTCGCCATATGTGCCTAGCCTAACACCTTGCAAACTACCAAAAGATTCAATCTCTTTTAGTGTTGCGGTAGTAGTACCATAGACTCCCTTTTTATACGCTTTATACTTACCTAGCGGCGCATGTGCTAACGTCACATAGCAAGTTCTATTTGTCGCTTGGCCTTTATCGTTATTATTAGGCGTACCGCGATGGGGACAACTACCACAGATAGACTCGTCTTTACCAGTACGACTCGCGGTTAATGGGTCAACAGTCGCGTCCAATATGAAAGTTTGAATCATGTTACCAGTTTTGGAATTAGTCGAATCTGATTGTGCAAGCGCAACAATAGGTTGACCATTTATAAGACTCGCACCTTGATATAATATAATTGTTTTACGTGCCATAACTAAGCCCCTCCTAAAAAATCAAGTAAAGCGTATTCATTAACAAAAGACGGTTCTTGCTCGTTTAATTCATCAAGTTGTTTGTATGTCATTATAACACCGTCATAGGTAGCAGACTCGATATAAGCGTCACAGAAATCTGGATAATCTCTTACATCAATACCGCCAATAATTATTTCATCAAGTTTATTTACATCAAACATATCAAGACTCCCCTAAATAGTTTGCATTGTGATTAACATATAGATTCCATTCAATAGCGTCCAATGGTGGCAAGTTTAATTCATAGCAACTATTTAATATATCACGGACGTGACAAGCATCAGTATAACTACCTACATAGTCTTGATAATCCCTAGAAATATAGTCACCTAACGCGCTTGCAATAATATCAGTATAAGCACCAGACTCGCCGAAAAATGAATGAAGCGTATCAACGAAAACATAAGGAGAAGTAATTTTGTGTAGCATTAAAAAGTCCCTCCAAATGACATTAAACCAACAAGCAAAACATAGCCACAAGTAATCATGCCCAAAGCGGTAAAAGTTGCAATGGTATATTTTGCAATAGCATCGTTACGCTTACGAGCGTTGCGGCGTTTTTGGGTTCTTGTGTATACTCTAGGCATTTTAGATAATCCTTCTATCAGTGTTATAATATAAATACGTTAGTAAACTAGGGGCTATATTGCAAGCCCCTTGTCGTTTTTATTACTCGCCATAATTTACATTTACTTCATATAAGTCCTCACCAATTTTAACGACAAAACCAGCCTCTAATGCCTTGGCAAGTAGTTGATCTTCATTTAACTCAAAGTTGAAACTTTGCGCTTGTGTTAAGAATAATGATTTTTTTGTATATGTTTCTTTAAGTGTCATTTTGATAAGTCCTTATATCAGTGTTAAATTATACCTATTATATAGCATTGATTCGCATTAGGTACAAGCGGAATCGAAGCTGAATCCATGTGGCTATATTGTCACAAACTAAAAAATAATGACTCTGCTGCATGTCGTTTATACTTGACTCGCTGTAACGCCGCCGAATCAATTTTATATAGTAGCATAGCCTAGAGACCTAGAGGCCGTCAGAGGGGCTAATTTGAGCGTTTGAGATGCTATTGACAAAAAATAGCGAATCGTGTTAAAATGGACTGATGCCGAATCAAAACTTATCTATGCACTGGACGCATGGCAGGTATGCAAAAATTAACTATATACACAGAATCGAATCCGTGTTAAAATGGACTGATGCCGAATCAAAACATTTGAACGAATCAGGAACAAAGCTGTCAAGTGGTCATATTGTCGCAGTTGCATATTTATCACTATTGACATTTGCGAATCATTTTGTGTTAGGGTCGAATCACTTATAACGATTCGCTTAGGGTGTTGCAATTATGTCACTGTCAATAG